CCACCAGCCGCCCATTCACCACAAATAAAAAGCCTTCAGGACTGAAGGCGTCTGTAACAACCGCACTGATAGTCTGCCAGACCCGCCATAACAAGCTGGGTCAGTATTAACTGGCAGCGTTCGCGTGAAAGGTAAGTATTCTGCGCAACCTCCCCGACTGTCGCCGGTTCGGTAACGCTTAATTCATTAAACACCACTCTGGCGGTTTCGGTCATATCCTGCTGTTTCAGCATGTCTTTTTCCCTTTTTCGGTTAACGTGACACACCAATAACTCTTGTCGAAAAAGCCAGCAAGCTGAAAGAACGGTATTAATAACCACCAGCGAATTTATTGCGCTGCTGTATATTACGGACACAAAAAAAACCACCTTCCGGTGGCTTCCTTGTGCGAAAAAACTTGCATTTCGCCTCGCGATACAGCTTTGCGAAGCTTACAGGAATTCAAGCTGTTTCTGCGTAAAAAAGCAAGCTTTTTTTATCGAAATGAATCGTGCATAGGTACATAAAGCATGTGTTCAGCCACGGCTAACCAACCTGCAATACGTTTCTCACATGTGCTGAAACACCATTCCGGGTGAGTACGATTTAAACATTCTGCCATTTTTCTCTTACTCATTCCCCGTCCTTCGTACCTTTGCCGGAGAATATTGATTAGCCCGGGATATTCCCCAAGCACCTCACTGATAACGCGATCAATAATCAACGCCTCTGTGTCTGTACAATGTGACAACCAGCTCTTCTGCTTCCCTCTGGTCATATCCCGAAAAAATGCCTCAAGTTCCGGTTTTTCCAGCCCGGATTTCTTCATGCTGCGTAAAACCTCATTAACTGCTGTTTTCGTCAGCTTTTTCGAAACCAGTAACCGGTTAAACATATTTCCGGATTTACCCCCACCGATATACGACCACCGCCCCCACATCCGTAATTTCCCCTGGATCCAGACTGCTTCCAGCGTGTTCAGGCGTAAATGTTCGCCGCTTTTGCCTGTAATTTCCGGATATATCATATTTACGCTCACTCACTCTCAATTTTGTAAATCTTCACACCCAGCCGTCCACCAGATACTGGCTGACCACGTACAATATTGATTTCATCAAACTGCTCGTCATCAATGAGCACTCCCGCATGCGTCAGCGCATCCAGCGGTGCTTTCAGAATATTGTCCAGGTCACGACGACGCTTATCCGGTGGCTCTGCAATAATTTTTATTGCCAGCCGTCCGGACAGGCTTAATTTCAGTCGCTGCTGGCGAACAATAAGCGCCACAGCCCGGCGATAACGCTCCCCGGCTTTTGATACAAAATATGTGCTGCCACGGCGTCGCCAGTAAGTGTTCACCGTCGGCGGGTAAGGTAAAACCAAATCTATGAGCATCAGTCACCTCTTTTACCCAAGCACGCCAGTTGCAAAGGCGTGATCAAGAAAACGAAAAATTAAATCAACCTGAGAACCATGCTTTTCTTCGAACGCCAGCGGATCCGCATGAAGCTCGTTGTGATGCTCCCGACACAGCGGTAGCGTGAAAATATCGTGAGATTTTGTCCCCATTCCCCCCTGACCATGACCAATCAGGTGATGCGGATCGTCAGCAGGCTTACCACAACACGCACACGGCTGTGTCTTCACCCAGTGCGTGTATTTCTCGTTAACCCAGCGGCGACGTTTAGGTCGTTTCATGAAAGATTCCGGAGACTCAGGATCAACGGCAATGCTGACCACCGTCTTTTCCTGTGGCGGTTTTTGCTGGTGAGCGTGAGGCAGCGGCGCAAGATTTTTTGTGCGCTGCTTCAGTATGCTGGTGGCGGTCTGCTCTCCCGGTACGATGTCGCTTTCACGGTACATTGAGCGGATTTTTTCCGCACGCAACCCCAGCGAACGACGTAATACCGCTTCCGGTAGCGCGTCCGCCACCTGATTGCGGACCGCCCACCAGGATAATTCAGCCAGAGATAATTCACGCTCCTGCGAGCCATTCATTGCATGGCGTATGACGTCAATCATCCAGGCTGCCAGGTTTTGTTGAGCCAGATGTTCCAGTGATTCGGAGGTCTGGTCGCGCAGCTGGTTGTCGCAGTGCCAGCACAACACCATTGCGCCGGTACCATAACGGTGAATGACGGTTTCGCTGTGATGATAATCGCCGTGTGGCCACTGGCAGGATTTAATATGGCGCAACAGCCAGTCAGACAATGCGCCAGCGCCACCAGCAGCACGAATCACTCGTTCGTCGCTGAAAAATGGCAGTAATGATTTATCCTCCGCCAGCGGCTGGCGAACGGCAGGAACGACCCCGGACGGCAGATTACGCATGCTTTTCGGTTCCGGCTCCACCAGTACCCGGGTATTGTGGAATACCGGCATGGATTCACGGCCCGGCTTAACGATCACCAGCCCGAGTTCCGGTACCAGAACAGGTCGAAGTAATACCCGCACGTTACCTCCAGATGCGTTGCTGGAATGTGCGGGACGGACGCGGTGGTCGTTCGGAGTAAGGAAGCCTGACGGAGATTATCCAGTGACGATAATCGAGGCTGAGGGCTTTCTTAATCTCGTATCCGTGTCTGCGGTAGCACTGAATTAGCCACTCGGCCTGTTCTTCAGTGCATGGGGGATGCTGGAACCAGTCAGATTTGAAAGTGCGGGAACGCCGCCCGTGCCTGCTGGCAGGGGCGGCAGAGTTATCCGAATTGTAAAATTTGGTATCGTGCGCCATCTGTTTTCTCTGCTGGCGCAGCAGGTGCCAGTTGTTCAGGCTGACGGATGGATTGTAAACCAGAACGACCAGAAAAAACAAAACCCGCCGAAGCGGGTTAAGTGCGGGTGCGTTGAGGATGCCTGACACATCAGCGGTGGCGAGGGATTTCTCCCCCGCCGGGTCTCTTACTCCTCAGGTTCGTAAGCTGTGAAGACAGCGACCTCCGTCTGGCCGGTTCGGATTCGTACCTCGCAGAGGTCTTTCCTCGTTACCAGTGCCGTCACTATGACGGTTAAACAGATGACGATCAGGGCGATTAGCATCGCCTTTTGCTGCTTCATAGCCTGCTTCTCCTTGCCTTTCGGCACGTAAGAGGCTAACCTACGTGTGTAGAGCATAGATATGGCCTCAGATTAATGTTAAGCGTCTTGCCGGACGCGTAATGTTAACTGGGGCTTTTCTCTGTCTGCCTTACGGTGGCATGCCCGAGGCAGACAGCCTCAAGCGCCCGCAGCAATTCTACTTAACTCTCGCTTTACCGCAAACCGTTTTTACCCGATATGGGAATTCCCATATCGTAATGAATTTAGTTCCCTAGTCGATCCATCAAAAACACAACCAGGCAGTAAACGCCCACAACAGCAATAACAGCCAGCGCACCTTCCATTGCCAGTGAGATATCATCCGACATATTCCCTCCTTTGGTGTTAATCCCGGCGAACGTTTTTACCCCCACCGACAAATAACATATACTAAAAAAGCGATAGCCATAGCAACGCCTGTAATTGCAAATGCTTCAGGCCAGTTCATTGGCGCACCTCCTGCGGCGGTTCTGGTAGCGGCATCCAGTGTGACGGTTTCCACGACGCACCAGGAATTATCCACCCATCATTAGCGTCAGGATGMCCCGGGATGTAAGTCGCCCAYTTCATTCGCCAGTCACCTTTCCTGTCAAACTCCACGGCAACAAGAACGGCTGTTTTGGTATCCGGCATTCGCTCACTACAGCTTATCCAACTATCCGGAGTTACCGGATAGTTGCCCGATAGTGCATTCTGCTCCAGTGATGCTTTTACAAACCACGCTGCCTGAACTATAACGCCATGAATCCAGCGCAAATCAGCATCGCGATCTTTCTTTTTCATCTTTTCGCCACTTAAGGCCTTGCTTATGTGGCTGCGTACCAGGTCTTCATGTAATTCCTTCGCCTCCTCAATGGTGAAACCACCAGGCAGAAGAGCCGGAGTTACCGGAGAGCTGGTTGACGCTTCCGGGATTTTCCGAAAATTATTGGTTGACGAATCTTTATTTTCCCGAAAGTTTCCGGACTGAAGCATGGCTTCGCGGCAATCGTTCCAGCCTGTAGCGTATGCAGCCGCTTTGCTGCTGCCTTCAACTGGCGCATCCTGCCAATACATTTCTTCCGGCACTATCGGCGCTGGAGGGGCGGCAAATAGATATCCGCCAAAGTCAGGAAGCTCTCTAATGGCCTGTACGAATTTTTGTTTGCCTACGTCAACCCCTAATGGGTAATGAGCTATAATCTTTGCCACCGGCTCTGCTTCCAGCGATGCCAGCGCAATCCGTGCCAGTTCCATTTGTTCACCACGGGTAAGCCCGTTTTCAACCGGATTTTTAATGAACAATTCAATACGTTCTTTGGTAATAGTGGTCATGTGTTACTCCTTAACCCGCAGTGCTTTCAACTGATGAGGGGAACAAAATCTTTTCATCAAACCCTGCATTCATATCATGAACAGCAACACACCAATCCATCGACGAACGATTATCAAGAGCCTCCATGATTTCATCCATGCGGCGTAGGTCATACAGGTAAATGCTTTTATCGCCAATGGTGTAAAAGCCAATTTTTTTCGGTGATGGACAGCGATCAAGAACTTCCTGTAATTCGTTTAACCATGCCCGTTCTTTTTTTGTCAAAGTTGCCATATCAGTTTTCCTTATACGGATTAATTTTATTGTGCAGTGTGTTGAACGACGCCCATACAACGTCGGTATACAATTCAGTAACTGGCTCAATTATTTTCCCGATTGCCCAGACAAAAATTAGAGGGGATATCGGTATCATCAATACGATAAACAGAATGAGAAACAAAAATTCTGTCGCCCTACTTTTTTGCGGATATTCTTTTCTGAATAATGTAGTCATTTCTTACCGCCCTTTCGGGCGGCCTCCCGACATTAATCGTTGTGGTAACTCATGGCTTCATTTGCAGCATCAACCGGATCAACCTCCCACCAGCAATAATTTGGTGCGTTTCCTTCAGGTGTCCACGGTTCTAATTCATTTTTTGCCACATTCTCATCGCCAGTAATTTTAAAAATCTGCTCAGAGAATTTTCTTGCCCACTCGTTATATTTTTCCGCATTAATGGCTTTCTGTGTATTTAACATAAATATACCTCCAGTTAAGGATTAAATTTTATTTACAGTGCTGAACTTAATTATTCAGATTTGGATTATGCTTTCTCTTCACGAAGTTCCGATTGTTAATTTGGCTCACAACAGCACCTTCTGAAAATTACCCTGATAGAAAGCCAGTACACGCTGCATAGCTTCGCTCTTCCGGCACTCGCTACAGATTATGTTCAGACGCCTGTCGTAGCGGCGTATTTCTCCGTCTGGTAATGACCAGATAAGATCCGGATCAACCACAGATGGTTTCTTCACCTTTGCCCTAGATAGTTTTTTGCGGGCATTTTGCCAGTCCTTACGAGCCTGTTCAGACGGGAATAACCCGTAACCAGAGTTGTATACATCGCCACTGGCAACCAGCTCTCTGGCGAGAACGCTCATCAGATATCTTGTCGCACCTGTCTTGGCTTCCAGTTGCCGTAACGTCTCGCGCCCACTCCGGCGTACTAGTTCAACAACCTGCCCTTTAATTTTTTCCCGCTCTTCTTGTGTAAATACTTTTGCCATAAGCGCCTCCGGCAATCACTTTTCCGATACAACACGGCGGGAAGAATCAGTAATCTGTCGAACAATATCCCGGTGCTTGTTCAGCTCCCGCAGCGCGGCGCAGACTCGCTCTCACTTCTGAACATCACTTTTCGCCCTGCGCAGCGCCAGGTTTGCCCTGCGAAGGGACGGAAAAATCAGCTCATCTGCTTGCGTTTCGGTAAACGATGGCAACGGCTGCACAATGTCCGCCACAGTTTCTGTTTTAATTTCTTCCTGTGTTGCGGCTTCCCGGACTGGTAACGCAGCACCTGCTGGCTGAGGAAAGGCCTTACCATCACTTTCCGTTACCAGCGCGGCTTTCGGCTCTGCTGGTAAATTATCGCCCGGCATGCAGTAACGAAATTTACCGTTCTGATTAACGCGTGCCAGCCGCCCCGTTGCGGTTACCACCGCCAGCGTGGAAGCAACCTTGCGAGTACTGACACCGAACTTACCCGCCAGTTCCTCACACGTTTTAGCCCCATCCTGACCGATAAACTCAATCATCATGTCTGCGGTAACTTTTTGTTCGACCTCCCCGGTCAGCATATCCTGTGCTTCAGATTTTACTGGCCGCTCTTCGGTTACCCGGGATTCACCTTCGCCAGCCAGAAACCAGGTGTGACCAGTTTTATCAACGACGCCTTTTCTTTTGAGTTCCCACAGCTCGTTGACAGCCTCTTCACGACTGATTCCAAGGCGAGCTGCCACCACATGTGAAGAGGCTTTTTTCAGTGCTTTCAGTGCGTCAGATACGGTTTCCATTAATATTTCCTCCGACAAAATCGTTTCTCAGATTCAAATAAAACCAGCTGCCTTCCGGCGTTCGTATTCCTGTTTCAGCCGTTCAATTGGCGTTGGCCCTTGCGGGTGTTTCGCCCCTTCCAGTTGTCGTCGCACTGGCGGAACACTCATCCCGTTACCAACATGCTTTGCCCATTTCGTCAGTTGCCGTTCCGCAAGTCGTTTTAACTCACCCTGCGTCATCTGGCGCTCAATCCCTCTGGTACGCATTTCGAGGCAGATGTGGTACAGCACAGGCTGTGGCCACGGGTATTTATCACTCCCGTCGTATCGCCAGGATTCATTGCGCCAGCGCCGGTACTCTTCCATCACTGCATCCACCGTAAGACCAAATGGATTTGCCCCACTCTCCGAAATCAGTGCAACAAACTCAGCAAGGTCCGGGGGCCACGTTTCACCCGCCCGGCAGCGGTCCATGCACTGACGGCAGACCAGCCGGATTTGCTGTTCAGTCATCGCGCCAATCTGGGCAATCCAGAGCTTCGAAGGTGCGGCCCCGTTCTTCTGTGTCCAGCGGTTCGAATACACCTCCCCCATAAGCTCCCACAGCTTCCAGGCCGTTTCCGTTGCTGATAAATCCGTTGTCACGTTCCCACTGTTCGCGTGCTGCCCGGATTTCCTGAACTGCCCGTGATGCCGTGCCACCTGATGCTGCATGGCTTACCCCCTTGCTGACTGGTTTTACCTGTGCCCTGACGTGCTGCACGTGGCGGGCAAATTTCTGCTCCCACTGAACCTGCGTGAAAACCTTCCCCTCCGCCATCCAGTAATCCCGGAATGCGGCAAGCTCAGCAGGTGTAAATTCCGGCTCAGGCAGAGCCATACCCCACACTGCTGCCCGTTGTCGAAAATCCGGCGACGGCTGCCAGACAGTGGTCATCGAAAATTTCCCGATCGGTTCGCTCAGGCCGTCCAGGTATTCAGGTTCGGCTGTCTGCAACGACGCACCATTCGACTCACCGGTTGGAGCACTCTCGCGCATGCGCGCGTTATGTGTGGGGTTTAATTCTGTATCTGTATCTTTATCTGTCGTGACTTGTCGTGACAGATGCGTGACACGTCGTGACTCATCGTGACAATCAGCATCATATTTCCGCAGCTTTTCGCGCTCCCGCTGCGCTCTCTTGCGCTCTGCCGGGGATTTTGCCGTTTGCGAAACGTTACCATTGTCCTCTTTCAGCACCTGACGTTTTTCCCATCCGGAAATAAGGTCACCATCCAGAACCCGCCCCTGCATTGCATGCAAAATTGAATCAATTACGTCTTCCGTCACATCAAGCGCACTTGCTAAATCTTCCGTCGTGACATCAATGTGACCACGTAGTGACACGCCGTGACATGTCGTGACATTTCGTGACGCGCTCACCAGAAGGTGGATATACACAGCCATCACTGTTGCGATTGGCTGTCCTGACACCCTGGAAATTGTTCGCCACTTAGGATCATTTGGCATGTCATGCCATAATCTGAGCCAGGCGTTAGCCATACTCACCTCTTCTGATACCGAATCTTTTTACTCACAAATTGCCGGAAGTGATCCGGTATGAATATTGCGAGTCAATGCACAGCCACAATATTTCCTGCAGGGCCACCACGATTCATCTGGTTGAAACCAGCGATCGCCACTGCGACAAAATCATCAGCGTCTCTCACCAGTCGTTCCCGCGTCTCCACCAGTTCCCGAAAATAGGCTGAGCTATGGCTGCGCATTCGGGCCACCAGCAGAGGTGGCATTGCTTTTTCGATAGCTGGTAACAACGCCTGAATTTTTTTAACCGCATCAGGAGTGTCTTTCTCTACCCAGCGGAAAATTTTCTGGGTATTGCGAGCCAGGGCTTCCGGATGGCTGTCGTCATACAGTTCCGGGAACGTCATACCCAGTTCGAAATACGCTTTGGTAATTTTCGCAGCCGGTACTTTCTCGCCGTCCGGATGCGCCCAGGCATTCATCGCCATGCGGATGTGTTCATGCTTGATTTTCATGAATCAACTCCGGTGCATTTGATGTGTTAGCCTTACATCCAACGGGTAAACCGTCGGTTGGGTTAGGGTAAATGTCTGGTCGGAGTTCGTGTGGAGTAACCTCCCACTGCATCAATTGACACAAGTGAAGCACCCTTGATGCAGGGAACTTAGAGTTGAACCAACGAGATACGCTTTGTTGTTTCGTGCTCATTAACATAGCCAGTTCTCGTTGTGAAAATTTTCCCGCGACCCTTTTCTTAACATGATCATTCATTATTTGTACCTCCATCATGCGACTGGAGATTACACAAAAAATGTGTATATGTAAACCCGATTTTCGTGTGTCGCGCATTACTCGTTTTTTGAGTAGAATTGTTACTATGAAAACACTCGAGATTACTGCATATAGAATAAAGAAACTCTTGTCTGAAACAGGCTGGAGTCAGGCGGAGCTTGGGAAATTAGTTGGAGTGTCGCAACAAACAGTGCAGCGATGGTCTGCAGGCTTGGTTAGTCCAAATCCTGACAATTTAGATCGACTTTCACAAATAACTGCTCGGCCTATTTTTTGGTTCATGCTTCCTCCGAGCGAGGATGAACAGGTTGTAGTACCTGATACAATGAAAATAGGACCGCGCCAGAGAGATTTGCTTCAAACATTTGGGGCTTTCCCAGAAGAGGAGCAAGAACAAATGCTTAAAGACATGAAAGACAAAAAAGAATCAATGGATCGCACAGTTGCAAGATGGCTCGCCGCCCAAAAAGGACGTCGAGCATAATTACAACCATACGACAGAGAGGCATACTATGAGCACAGTTCTTTCGCCAATAGTTTCAGAATTTGAAACTATCGAGCAAGAAAACAGTTACAACGAATGGTTGCGCGCCAAGGTTGCAGCAAGCCTTGCAGATCCACGACCAGCAATACCGCACGACGAAGTAATGGCAAAAATGGAAAAAATCATCAATCAAATTGCCATGGAAAACGGGAGCGTGTAATGCTGCCCGTTTTATGGTTACCGTCTGCTCGCGATGATTTAAGTCAGATTATAACTTACATTGCTAAAAAAAACCCTCCGGCAGCGCGCAGACTAAAAATACGCATTGAAACATCGGTGCTGCCCCTATCTGAGCATCCGTATCTATACCCGCCAAGCGAACGGGTTTCTGGATTGAGAGAAATTGTGACCCACCCTAACTACATAATCCTATACAGGGTAGCGACTTCAAGCATTGAAATTGTAAGCGTGATACATGCTCGTCAGCAATATCCTGGTAACGGTTAATAATCAACCACCTCCCATCACCTCTTGAATGGGAGTTTTTTTATTCTTGCGCACACTTTTTTTGTGTTGACTAACACATTTTATGTGTTTTATGATGCGCTCACCAACCCACCCCGCCCCACAGAACGCAGGGCAATACCTCGAGTTACCCGGCAGTGGTCAGGGGTTAAGTAGCCAGCCCGAGGCGTATGAACATGACGGCGGGAACACTTTATATAACAGCGCAGCAGTTTTTTAGTTCCGCTACCCCGGCGTTAAGGGGAAATGAGGTCAGCATGGATACTATCGATCTTGGCAACAATGAATCTCTGGTGTACGGCGTGTTTCCCAACCAGGACGGCACATTCACCGCGATGACGTATACCAAAAGCAAAACGTTTAAAACCGAAAATGGTGCCCGTCGCTGGCTGGAAAGAAACTCAGGTGAGTGATATGGATTTCGACACAATCATGGAAAAGGCTTACGAAGAATACTTCGAAGGCCTTGCCGAAGGCGAAGAAGCTCTCAGCTTCAGTGAGTTTAAACAGGCGCTTTCCAGCTCGGCAAAATCTAACGGCTGATAAGCGAAGCAGCACCGCGAGGAATCAGTATGCAGAAACGAGAACCCGTCATCATCTCGCCAGACTATACCGATGATGAACTTTATGAGTGGATGCGCCAGAAAATTAATGCAGCGCAGGATCTGAAATGGGCTAATGAAGCCAGGGCTAAGCAGGCTGAAAATCTGTCCGCTCTGGAGCAGGATATCACCAATCTGGAAAAAGCAGCGGCATTAAGCATTGCCAGAATGATTACATACCCGCGTTAATAGCTAACCAACGAGGCTAATAATGGAATTTAAAGATTTACCAATGCAATTCCAGGAAATGGCAGCGAATATAGTTCGTTCCCAACTGGCGACTCTTGACCTGAGTACCGTAGAAAAAGAAACCATCGATACTATATCCGGTAACGTGCGTCGTGCCTTTATCGGTCTGTACGAAGAGAAGCAGCTCTCTGATAACCAGGATTTACATGAAAAATACTTCCTGGATCTAATGGACATCATTGATAAGGGGTTTGGCTTGTTAATGAAAAAGAAAGGGATTCGAATAGAACCCCTTGAAAATTACTTTGCAACAAAAAGCATTAATTCTTTTGATTCAAAATAAGAGAATTAATTACAGACTTAACATGCTCTTTCTCATGATTGAAGCTCTCATGATTGAAAGTGCCGGGTTGAAGCGAGTCGATATAATCAACAAGACTCTGTCGTACGACTTCATTTTTATCCATAACAGATGCAAGAAATGAAATTGCTAAAAGAGTTATATCACTACGCGCCGCAGCATGCTGCAATGCTTTATCAAAATTATTAATTTGGCGTATCAGGGAGTTAATGATTTCATCATTTTCAGTCGACATTTCACCCTCCTGAGGGTTGGTGATTAAGGAGTTCTCCACGGGTGAGGTGGAGTACGTGCGCCGGACACGGGTGAGCATCCGGCACTGACAGTTTACTGAAAGGATATTTCCCTGAAAAGTCAGACCATAACGCGAAAGCGCACGGCGAGGTAGCTGGTTCATAGATAGCCTGTCGTTAAATTTTCGTCGACCGTGCGCTTCCGGTTGTGGCACTCCGCGAAATGGCGCGGCGGTAAGTATGGCGGGGTTATTCCTTCCCCGTTGAGGACACCGGGTTGTCAGGTTGACCATACGCTTAAGTGACAACCCCGCTGCAACGCCCTCTGTTATCAATTTTCTGGTGACGTTTGGCGGTATCAGTTTTACTCCGTGGCTGCTCTGCCGCCCTTTTTAAAGTGAATTTTGTGATGCGGTGAATGCGGCTCAGCGCACGCGGAACAGTTAAAACCAAAAACAGTGTTATGGGTGGATTCTCTGT